CTCGAAAACTCTTGATCGTCGCGAATACCCTCGCCAAAAGCGACCAAACATTCCAACCCAACCACCTTCATGCTTGACACCCAACACAGTCGCCGGCTTGGCCGCCATCACGTTGTCGACCCACTGGCTGAATTCGTCGGCGAGCCGCGCGGCGGGCCATGCCGGATCGGCGGTCGCGGCGGCGGCGAGCGGCGCCGGCGCCGCAACCAAGGCGTCGGCCGCCGGCGCGGCGAGATGACCGGCTCGCCCCGGATTATATCCCCACCCTGGATCGATGCCGTTCGGCACCCGCACCACTTCGCCGGTGCTCTTGTTGATGTACTTTCGAAAATCGAGCGCCGGCGGCGTGGTCTTGAGATTGCCTTTGAGATTCTGAAAATCGCGCTCACTGAGGGATTGGAGCGTGCAACGGCAATTCCAGCCGCACGGCGGCGCCCAGTAATCCCAATAGGGATCGTCCACCGGCAGCGTGAGATTGTTCCGTGCCGCGTGCGCGGGCCGCGTGCGGCCATCCATGATGGCGACATAGCGCAGATACGGCCGCGTCGCTTTGGTTCGCTCGAATTCTCCCCAATGGCCGGTCGCGTATGAGACGCGCATGTTGACGTCGAAGATGGTGCGCAGCCGGCGCGTCGAGCCGAGCTGCGCGATCTTGGTCTCGCCGGTCTGTGGATCGATCACGGCCTGGCGACCCCACCATCCCTTTTCCTGCAGGATCGGGACGAGGTTGGCCGCGAGCCGCGGCAGCGTCTTGCCATTGGCGAGCCCGTCGATCAGTGCCGCATGGATATCGCCGAGAATGTCGAAGCCGGCGGATTTAGCGACGGTGAACATCGCCGCATGCTCGTCCTGCCAGGCGTCTTGCCATGCGAAGGTCGGCGAGAGATTGGCGCCGCGATTCGTCAGCGCCGCGATCGCGGCGGCCGGCGCGAGCGGCTGCAATACCGGCTCGGCCACGGCGCGCTATTCCTCGGTCGAGAGCGGTTCTTGCGCGACGCCGGCGATGCGCGCGGCGAAGCCAGCGCGCGCCAGTTTCTCGGCGAGCGCGGACATATCCATGCCCTGGAGCTGCAGGGCGAGGATCTGTGTCGCTTCCTCGATCGAGACTGCTTTGGCCAGCTTTTGATCGAGGTCAGCGATCATCGGACCGATCAGCGGCTCCCATCCCTCCTGCGCCAGCATCGCGTCGATCGCCGCGTCCACCGCGTCGGGCTTGGCCGGCCCTGATGGCGCCTCCAGCCGTCGCGCGATCGCGGCCTGCATCGCCGGCGTCAGGATCGTCGGATTGACCGGCGCGGGCGCGGCAGGCGCGGACAAGAGTTCGGCGTCAGGATCGGGATCGGCGAAACCCAACATATCGCGCGCCTCGCTCATCTGAACCTTGAGGCCCAGCGGGACGAGCTGGGTCAGCGCCAGCGCGGTGGAGGCAATGTCCTTTTGGTCCTGACGGCCGATGCGGATGCGCGGGTATTTGTCCTGCGCGCCGAACTCTAGAATGATCCAGGGACGTGCGAGATCGCGGTTGCGCACCGCCGCCATGGCGCGCGCATCGGCCCGCTCGATATCCTCCTGGACTTGGCGGTGTTCCTGGCCCGGCCGCGTGACCGCCGGCAATCGCGTCGGTCGTCGCGGTCTGCCCGAGCACTGCTTTCGAGACCTGTCGCCCAATCGCGCAAGGTGAAGGCTTTGAACATCCAGGCCCAGCAGGCGATGCGCGCGAGGCCCGACCGGATCGGCAGGCCGGACTTCGCGCGGATCGAGGCGCAAATAAACTTGAAGCCGGGAATGGGCACAAAACCGATATCGGTGCGGAGCAGTGGCGTCTTGCCGTCGGCGGGATCGGGAACGAACCACCGCGGATCGCGCCATTCGAGCCGGGCCGGCAGCCACTGACCCTCGGATGTGTCCCACAAAATTTCCGTGAAGGAGACGCCCTTGCCGATCGCGTCCAGGATATCGAAGATTTCCTCCTGCAGCGTATCGCGGTCGAGCCAGGCGCGGATCGTGTCGGCGTGCCTCACATGCTCGGGATCGTCGGACCCCGCGTCGACTTGAATTTCGAGCTGCGCGACCGAACGCTTCCGGGTGCCCAGCACACCCACATAGTGCAGATCGCGTTCCTCGATCTGTTCCGCCAGCTCCAAATAGCGCAGCCAGTCGCCCTGGTCGGCCTCGTGCAGGATGCGCGCGAGGCGGCTCGGATTGAGACCGTCGGCCGGATAGCCGGTGAGGATCGAGCGAACGCCGGTCAGCGTCGGTTGCGCGATTTCCTCGGTGAGCGTTTGCCGCTCGATCGGATAGCCGTCGGGGCCGAGGATCGGGGATAGATTCGCCATCAAATGCTCCCGCGCAAGCCCGCGCCCAAGGGCGACCGATAGGGGGCGCGATCGCCGATATCGTCGTCGTCATCGGGACGGTTCGTATTGATGACCGCCGGTGGCGCAACCGCGAGGTAATCGAACAGCTCGGCCACCATCCGGGTCGCGAAATAGCCGAGCGCGATCGCGACCGCCGCATCCCGTGGCGCTTCTTCCTGGCGGCCCCGGTCCGCAGATCGGGTATCAGCGGAATGCCGCGAATGACCTTCACGATGCGCAGATCGGAGGCGGTTTCATCATCCTTGGGGATCGAGATCGAATCGTCTTCAAACGCCGTTTTCACCGGCGACATGTTGAAACGATACCAATCCTGCGACAGCTTGATCGCGGCGACCAGGCCGCCGCCTTGACCATCGGGCTCGGCCGCGCCGAAGAGCCGTTGCATCTCTTCCGCCACTTCGGCGCCGGCGCCCGTCGCGTCGAACGCGGCGCCAATCGGTCGCGGCATATTCTCGATCACTATCTTCGTGACCAGCTCTGCTCACGGTACGGGATACGCCGCATCTCGATCACCAGCGCGGTGCGCCGGCGCATCATCTTGTCCAGCGCGAACAGCCATAGGACCGACAGATCGGCGACACGCGCAAAATCGAAACCCAACCCGTGCTGGCAATTTGGATCGAGCATCTTCAGGGCCTCGATCACATCCGCCATGAACAGGGCGACACGGCGGAGGCGGATCAGCTCAACCTCTTGCAGGAAGTCCGGCGGCAATTCCCATCGCAAGATCGGCGCGTCCGCCGTCATGCGCGCCTCGATCAGCGGTCCCGGCAGCCACGCGCCGGAGCCGAGCGAGGGAACACAGAACAGCTCTTCATCGGCACCATCGCCGTAGAAATCGATGATTTCCTGGCGCCAGCGCGCCTCGGTTTCGGGGGACCATTCCTGCCCGGTGACGAGACAGATGCGCTGGTAAAGTCCTTCCTGGAGGGCCTTGTCGAAATCGATGTGCAGATGGTGATAGGGCAAGCGCCCGCCCAGCACATCCTGGACCGGCACATTGAAATCGTTCTCGGCGCCGTTGTGCGTCGAGCAGACGAAGACCTGACCGCCCCGCATCAGGAACGCGAGCGCGGCCTTCAGCAATTCCTTCAGCGATTCGACGAAGGCCGCTTCGTCGATGATGACGAGGCCCTGCTTGCCGCGCAGGGTTCGCGGCGCCGACGACGGCGCCAGGACCTCGAACCCAGAGGCAAAGCGGATGCGGAAGGCGTGGATCGAATGATCGCCGTTAGCAGGAATTCCTCGGCCGCCATCGCGGCCGTGTTGAACGCCCGCGCCCACATGGCGCAGGCGTCGACGAACTCGCGGGTCATCTCCTGGCTATAGGAGATGTACATCGCGTCCATGCCGCCGGCCCCGCGCGCACGGCCGGCGCGAAGCACGGCGAGCGACGCGAGCGCCCAAGTGAGACCGATCCGGCGCGACTTTTCGATGATCAGGACGCGCGCAACCGTTTCGGCCAGGGAAACCGCGAACTGCTGATAGGGTAGCAGCACCGCCGGCAGCCCCACCTTCTCGATGACGGTCGGCGGCACCGACGCGCTGGCGCGGCGCAGCTCTGCCCATTCAGACTGAGAAATGGGACCGATCATGATTTTCTTATGGGACCAATAAGCAGTTCCGCCGCAATTTCGGCGCGTCCCGCCGTTCGCGCGGCTTCCATCAAACCTTCGTATCGACCGGACCATTCTTCGGGTTTCGCTTCGCGGAGCGCTTTTCTGGCATCTTCCAATTCACGATATGCATCCAGCAGGTCACGGATCGCCTGCTTGAGGGCTTTGTTGCGGCTCATGGCCTTCTCTCGGTCGCGATGCCGAGAATCTGCGCCTTGATCTGCTCGGCGGTTTCGGCCGATAGGCCCTTGGCCTTGGCGACGGTATCGACCGCCTTGGAGGCACGCGCCGTCATCTCGTCCTCCAGCTTGCGGCGCCGATCCGACGAAATCTTTTGCGCCTGGACGGTGGCTTGAAACGCGCGCGCCAGCTCCATCGTCTGCTTCGTATCGTGATCGTCATCCATCAGTTCCTGGATGAGCGTCTTGATCATTTCGCCAAGCGCGATGGTGTTTTCATCGACCTTCTCGGGGGTCAATTGCGGGGTGAGGCCCTGGAATATCTCGCGCGCGTCTTGCATGCGGCGCTGAATCGCCGCGAGCCGCGTGGCTTTCCGATTGAAGGCCGACTTGGAAACGCCTTCGAGGCCCCGCGCTTCGAGCCGATCGTTCAGCTCGAACCGGATATCCTCCTGCGTGCGCCGTCGCTTAGATAGTTCCTGGCACGCCCAGATAATGTCGTCCTGCGCCTCATCGGGAAGCAGGTCGAGCGACGAGAGGCGGCCCCGTCCTGACATTGGGAGCGTCCTTAGGCCGGCCGCGCCGCGCCCTCGATGGCGGAGCGCAGCTCGACGTGGTCGCGGCCGGCCCGCGTGATCTGTGCGACGAACACGCTGCCGATCTCGATGATGGTGATCGCGCCCAGCTCCTCCAGCTTGCGGAGCTGGGTGCGGACCCATTCGCGCGAATGGTGATGCCCGAAGCTTTCGAGCACGCGCGTCAAAACGCCTTCGTTGAGCCTGCCGTCGAGCTGCCGATGCAGCTCCTTCAGGATGACGAGGCGCGCATCCTCGGCCTGGTAATCCGCAAAATCGTTCATTTGCCCAGTTCCGCCCTACGCATCAGGTATTCGTCGATCCGACGCACGCTTGCCGTGATCGCGTTGAGATTTTCCCCGAGGGCGGAGACCGCGCCTTCGACGCGGGCCATCTGCGTCTCCAGCTTGTGCACCATGTCCCCGCTCGGCATGTGTTCGATCTGCGATTCCACCTTCACCAGCCGATCGTGGATATCGTCGATCTTGCCCTCGCGCCGATCGGCGGCCTCTTTGGCACAGTCGCCGACGGCTGTGATCTCGCCGTCAAGACGCTGCAATCGCTTATCGACATCGGCCAGCTCATCGCGCTTGACGCGATGTCGCAGCGACAAGCCCGTTACGACTAGGGAGATCGCCGAGACCACCAAGGACGCAAAGAGGATGATGGTCTCGGCGCTCACGGAATTAAGCCGCCTGCACCGCTTGATGCGCGGCCTGCAGCGCGGCGTCGATTGACGCCTGCTGGTCGGCAGAGGGCGCGGTCCCGCTCTGCACGAGACCGATAGCCGTCTTGACCCCGGAGATGATCGCCGGGACATCCTCCAGCAGCGGGAGCGCCGCCTTGAAGATCGCGATGATGGTATCGGCGCCGGGCATCAACCCGGCCACGGCTTCGATGATCGGATCGAGTTCCGCCGCGACTTGGGCGACCTCCGCGACGGCGTTTTCCACCGTATCGAGCGCGGACGTGCCGCTTGCCGCGGGCGATGCGGTATCCGTGGGGGTGTCCATCAATTGGCTCCCGAAATGTTGGGGACGAGCGATTGCAGCGCCGAGATGGCGGAGAGCGCGACCTGGACATCGCCGGCCGCCAACGTTTTCTTCGCGGCCATCACCGCGTTGAAAGCTTTGGCGTCGGCGGTCTTGATCTCGGCGACGATGGTGGGATCGGCACACAAGCCCGTTGCGCCGGTGCTGCCGCAGGACGGAAGCTGCTCGTATCTCACGACGAGCCGCTCCACCGTGGTCAGCGCCACCTCGGCCGCCGCAACGTCTGCCGGCCCGTCATTTGCGACAACGGAGACGACGCTCGATGCGGCACCGCTCAAGATGCCGCAGGCGCCGAGGGAAGTGGCGAGCAGCGCGACCGCCGCAAATTCGACCGCGCGCCTCATGACTTCGCTCCAACGGTTGGCGCCGGCGCGACGGTCGGCGCGGCCACGCCGAGAAGTCCAGCCAGCTTCGACTGCACGAGCGTCTCCAGGCTCGACGGGTCGAGATTGAAGAACTTGATGGCGTCGGACGCCCCGGTCTCCAGCCAGCTCAGTCCGGTCGAAATCGCCGCCGAACTGGACGCGCCCTTGGTGATTTCGCCGAGGGCCAGATTGGCGGCCGTCTCGGCCGCGCTATGCAGCGCGTCTCGATGCGCCGCCTCGATCGCGAGGACCTGCGCTTGCACGTCCACGCCGGTCTTGTCGCGCAGGAGCTTGACGCCATACGCGATCACGGCGGCGACGGCGCCCATGATCACATCCGCCACGATGTCCTGAAATGCCGACGATGCCGGCACGGCCACCGCCGCGAACGCATAAGTCCCGGTCAGGAATGTGAAGAGCAGGGACCAGCCCCCGATTCAATCCGATCGCGTCTGCCTGGCGCGTGTCGCCAAGGCACGCTTGGTCGCCATGCGCTGGCCGAAGACCGTATTGCTGCCAACGGCCGCTTCCGGCTCGCCGGCTCTATCCAATCCCGCCGTCGCCGCGGATCGGCGTCTCTCAACCAACGAGGTGTAAATGCGTGTTTTTCACATCGGTCGAATGCATTGCCGCCGAGGACGACGAATGCGGCGGCATCCTCGCCGGCGTAAAAGCCGACATGACCACCGCCGGGCCGCTGAAAGACCTGCACGGCGCCGATCGCGGGCTTCGTCAGTGGCACGCCGAAGGTGCGCCAGTTCAGCGCGCCGAGCGGATTCACGGGCTGAGGTTCGGCCGGGAGCGCGACCCGCATGCAATGCGCGACAAAGAGGCCGCACCACGGGATGGAATCGGCAACGAAGAACGACGCTATCCAACCGTCGAGCGACTTTGCCCAGCCGATGATGGTGCCGTTGTTCGCACTGCCGGGCGCTTCCGCCACGCCCATGAGACGTTGGGCTTCGGCGTACCACGCGGGCAACGGGGTCGCTTTATCGACGTTATTGGATGAAGGGGCGTCCATGCGCCCCGGTCTAAGTCAAATCCCGGAATTCGGGAGGTCACGCAATCTAGCGATCCAGGGCATCGAACAGGTCGGGCTGCCTGTGGTGACGCTCGCGGCTGACATAGCGGCGGACTGTCGTATCGTTGCAATGCAGTCTACGCGCGATTTCCAGGACCGGCTCACCGCGATCGTGGAGCTGGATGGCGATCCACCGGCGCGCACTGGGCACGCGTTGATGCCCACGACCCAGCGCCTTTCCCAGCGCCTTGGCCTTGTCGATGCCGATGACGCGCACGAGCCTGGACCGTTCCGTGGGCGTGTCGCTGAAATAAAGCGGCGCGCCACCCAAATGCAGCAGGACGCGCAACGTCGCATCCGCGCCGATAGCATCGATGTAGGGCTTTACTTCGCGCGGGACCTGTCCCGGCATATAACCAGCGCTCATAGTGCGCCGCTATCGGAATTGGGCGTCGACGTATCCGGCTTCGGGTTGTCACCGACGGGAGGGCCCGAGGCAGCCGGACTTGGTTCGCTGGGACGGTCGACGTGCCCCCTGGAGTCACTCCCGTTATTCGATTTGCTGTTGGACTTCGTGGTGCGAATCCAGGCGCCCAGCCGCTCGATGCAGCGATCGGCGTTAGCGGCGTCGAGCCAGCGCGCTGCGCTGCAGCCGTGGTTCCGCATCAGGAACGTGCCGATGTTCGCGAAACCGCCGTAGCGCATCGCGCCCAGCTCGATCAGCAATTCCCACTGCCGTTCGACCAGCGTGATCTTCGCTGCATGTCCGCCGCTGGCCTCGGCCAGGCCGGCGCCCCGGCGGCCGAAATTGATCGCGCGTAGCCGCGCCGCGTCCGGTTCGACAAAGCCGACGCGTTTGCACCAGCCCTTCAGCGCGTCAATCGCCTGATCCGCGTGCTTGGGCGTGAGCCATTCGAGCCGCGCAACGCCTGTCGTGTGGTCGACGAAATGGGCCAACGCTTGCTCGCTTGAATCGCGCAGCTCGCCGAGGTAATAGAGCGACCGCCGCAGCGCCCGGATTTTCCCCGCGAGCGGCGAGTTGTGGCACGGCGTGGCTCCTGACCGCTTAGCCTTCGATACTGGCTGCCAGCCGAGCCGCTTGAATTCGTCGAGCACGGTCATGAGCTGGGCATCGCCGCAATCCGCAGCCGACCGATGCTTCGTCACCCGCTCCAGCAGCGCGCGATAAGTGCCGTCGTCGAGCGCCAAATCCTTGCGCGCGATGTGGATCAGCGAGAGAGCCTTGCGCCGATCCATCAGTTGTCCTTGATGCCCGGCATATCATCATGCAGACGGCCATCCAGAAGCCGGCCCGCGAGCTTCTTGCCGGCGCGGTACATCCACTGGTAGCCCAGGGGATTTTCAGGGCCGTCGCTGCGATTGAGCGTGGCGTAGAACTCGGATAATGCGTCGTCATCAACCTCAACCGCACGAGTGTTGAATGCTTCTCCGGCCGCAATCCTTCGGGCGTGTTCGGCGGTGGTAAAATCTTGCGTTGCATTGATCACGGATCGAACGGAACCAATCGGGATGTGCGGGCCTCGCGTGCGGCCCGGATTCGCCGCCGGCGATGACCAAATCGATGCACGCCAGATCCAGGGTCCCCAAATCCTCAAGTATGGCTCGATCGATAGAAATCTAATGCAGGCCGGCACTGTCCGCAGGTGATCGATATTGCGCAGCCGGGAACGATCTTCGACCGTCGTCCCCAACCAGACATGCGGCCATCCGTGATTGCCCCACTCGGGCAACCCGGCACGCCGGTCGGGCAGCATCTTCAAATAGTTCTGCGGACGCTTCGACAGGATCATCCAGTCGAGATTTCGGCACTGGTCTATCCGGTGCCACGCATCGTCGCGCCAGCGGCTCGGGACCTGATTGTCGGCGAAATCCATAAGTGAACCGCAGAACACGCGGAGCCGTTTGCCAGCCGCAACAGCGGCATGATCCCATTTCAGCGGTTGCTGCCAGTTGGCGGAACTCGTCCGGCGCCGCTCTCCTTCCCATAACGCGGGATGCCCAGTCCGAATCGCCCAAGTAGCGGCGTAGCAGTGATCGCATGCTGGCGAAATACGCGTACAACCGACCCACGGATTGAAGGTGTGATGCGCCCATTCAATTTTGGTGTTCGCGCCCATCGCTATATTTCCAACAACTCTTGATCTTCTGTGCCTGCGAGAACGGAAGCCATCTCCTGTCGCTTCGCGCGGGCGCCCAGAAAAAATATTCGCATCAACATTGCCGAGGCTTGCTTCGAGTCTTTCGGCGGGTAGATGCCCAGCGAATGAGCCTCGGTGCCGATGTGCACGATGAGCTGGCGCTGGCGATCGATCTCAAAACGCGGCGGCGGAATCATGGCGCCCGTCACGACACCACTTCCAAGTCCGTTGAAAATGGCTTGATGATGAAATTTTCGCCGGCGCTCCCGATCGAGACGCGCGGAATGGAGATAGCCAATTCCGGCTGGGCGAGCATTGCCTCCTTGTTGATTTCCTCCTTGATGCGCAGGAACTGCTTGAGCCGCAGCGCCTTGATCGAGGCGATGACTGTCTCGATATGGCCGATCGTCACCTTCGGCGGACGTTGGCGCCAGGAGACCTCGCCGTTGCCAAATTTGTGCGTCTTGGTCGCGCCGTCGTCGGTCAGCGTGGCCCGGTTCGCGGCGCAGAATGCATGCACGCCCTCGGTCAGCTCCTTCAGCCGCGCGTTGACCGGCGCGGCCTCATCTTCGGCGACGATCTTGAGTGCCGCGAGCGCTTCGTTGAGGTCGGTCTCGATGACGGTACGCTGGCGCTGCAGCTCGCCGATTTCGGCGATCGCGGTGTCGGCCTCGTCGGCGCTAGCCGGCGCCCACATCGCGACGGCTTTCACGCCTGCCTGTTTTTGGGGGACGCCATCAGGCGCGCCCAAGCAATTGCTTGATCCGCCTCGCGAGCCGGCGCGGACGCGGCGCCGGCCGAGCGATGGCGCCGCCCATTGCGACAATGCGCAACGACGGCACGAAGCGCGTGCCGTCAAAGAGCGTGCGCCGCGCGCCAAGGCTGCGCTGGGGCAGCCGCAAGGGTTCCGTCATGAGGTCTCCGTGAGTTCGAGGAGGGCGAGATAGTCGGCCGCGAGCGCTCGGATTTCATGGACGGAGACACCCACCGCGCCGCGCGGCGTCACGGCGCGACGGGCCACCGCGCGCGCGTCGATATGGTCGGGCGAACGCACCTCGGCGCGCATGATGCCTTGCGTTGCTCGCCCAGCGATCGGCCGTACCGTCGTGGCGTCGATGCCGTGATAAATCCGGCCATCAACAGTGGTGACCGAAAGCGTCTGCATCTCGCCGTGCGGTCTCGGCGTCAGACGAAAGGTCGAGACAGTGCCAACGACCAGGTCCTTGCCGGCCGCGAATTCGACCGCGTCGCCGATGCGGAAATGACGACGCTCGTCGATCATCGCGGTGCCCGCCGGTGGCTGCAGGTCTTGCAGGCGTGGAAAAGCTGGGCACGCATGGCGCTGGTCGCGCGATGGGGCTCGCGCCGTTCCATGAGGCAGTGATCGCGTCCGATCTCGCCGAGCACCGGACAAACCACAGTCACGCCCATCAGCGCGCCGCGCACCGCGGCCTCCACGCGGTCGAGATCGCCCAGCGAATAGCGGTGGTTCAGCACCTGGCTCACGACAGAGCTGGAATAGCCCAGCCGCTTGGCCAGTGCGGCCCCGCTGGTGCGCGTCGCCTCTTCGGCCATCACCAGTACCCAATCGGGCATGTCGACGCCCCACGCCGCCTCTGCCGACGCAACAAAGTCCTTTTGCGAGGTGGCGCCCTTTTTCGGTCCGCATGTCATGGCGTCTCGCTCGCCTCGGCAATGCCGATGACCTGATTGGAATTCGGATCGAAGACGATGTGCGCGCGCAGTATCTGCGGCGCCTTCCCGCCGAGATTGCGCGCCACCAAATATTTTGCTTGCTGGGGGCGCCCACCGCGCCTTAGCTCCGAGAAGATGCCGGCGTCGGCGAGGTGCCGCGCGTAGCGACGTACCGCCGCATAAGAGACGGCGTTCGATGCACCGCCGCAGGACGTATGGAGTTCCACCAAAGTGAACGATTTGAGCATCTTTGCCGCGCGCCAGATCGTTTCCTGACCGGGCTCCGGTAGCACTGTGCCATCGCTGCGCAGACGCGGTGCCTCACGGCCGTCGCGAACGAGCCTATAGAGGGGAGCCGCGTAGCCGGGGTGGCTGCCAGGCCGCTTGCCTTGGGCCTCAACGAAACCACCCTTGGCGAGGCGCCGCACATATTCGTGGACGGTCGAATGATCGGCACTGCTGCGGGCCTCAACATCGGACGCCGTCCAGGGGCCACGCCTGTCGAGATCGCGGATTACCTGCCAGAAAAATTCATAGCCGCGCGTCAATCGCAGCTTGGCGACGATGTGATCTGGCGTTCCGCGCTGACGGCTCATTTGCGCCTCGCGGGCGCCGGCTCGATCGGGAATTCGGCCAACGAGATCGATTTGATGCCGCGCTTCAACGCCTCCTGACGGATTTGGGCGAGATGAACGACGATGCGCCGCTATTGCCGCCGGACGTCGATAGGATCGCCTTCAGCAGTTCATCCGCGACGCCGATCGCGGGACAGACCGTCTTGCGCAATTCCCGCGCGTCATCGAGATCGCAGGCCAGCGCCTCGGCGTCGCGCAGCACGCAATTGTCGACGCGGGAGAACGCCCTGATTTGCGTGCGCAGCGTCTCTTCGCCGGTCAGGATGATCGTGCCCATGCTCTTGTCGTGCAATTCGCGCACGATGTGGATGAAGCGTTTCTCCGCCAGCCAGTGCGCCTCATCGATCAGCAAGGGTCGCTTGCGATCGGATGCAATCAGGGTCGCCGCCTCGGCGATCATGTCGTCGACAGAGCCATGCGGGGTCGCGACCCCCAGCTCCATCAGGATTTTCTTCATCAAGCCGCGTGCGGTGATGTACGGCCCGACCTCGACATAGATCGCGCGGTGCCGGTTCGCGGCCCAGATGCTGGCCTCGTCTTGCCGAGCCCCGAGACGCCGTAGTACACGCCGAGGCCAGGAAGATCGGGCGGGTCGCGATCGTGCAACTCGCGCACGAGGGCCGCGAAGAGCGTGACGTTACGGAGTGGCGCGGGGGGCGTTGTCGTGTCCATGAGAACCTCAACCGAAGACGTCGCGAAAGCCTTTGCATTCGGCGCTTTTTTCGTAGTGCAGGAGCCAGTCGAGCTGTGCGGGATCGATCGGCACTCCCGCATCGATCAGGCGCCGCAGCTCTTCCGCGCGCCGGAAGCGCATTTTTTTGGTTGGTCGGGAAAGCGCTCAATCACCTGTGCCGGCGGCTGCGATGCCGTTTCGAATTCCGCTTTGAGCTTTTCGTGCGCCGCTGCCTGCTCGGGTGAGAGTGCGGCCGGCGCGCGAGGCGTCACGGCATCGAGCGCCGCGGCGATTTGCGGTGTTTCATGTGGAACTTCGGTCTTCGGAAATTCGAGCACGTTGGTCGCATCGCGAGCGGCCACGCGGCGGATCAGATTGGCGAGCGCCGGTCCTGTCGCGATCCGCTTCACCTCGCGGCGGATCGCGGCCGTGCCTTCGTCGATGACGCGCTTCTGTTCGGCCTTCGCGATCTTGACCGTCTCGACAGGATCAAGGCCGGCCAGCGCGGGACAGACCGCCTCGCCGAGATAGGTCTGTGCCGCCGCATCGAATACCAGGAGGCGCCCGAGATCGGCCGGGTCCTGGCGGCAGAACACGCGCGTCTCCGGCAGCACATGGCCGATGAGGTAATGCGCGCCATCGACCCTGATGCCCGACTTAGTAACGGTGCGATAGCCGTCGCGGCCGACCAGCGGCGCCACCAGCATATCGAGCGCGCGGACTTCGACGGTGCGGATCGCATCGGGCGACTGGGCCGCGACCTGAAATGGGGAGGCGCCTCCCAAGCCTTCGTGCGCGTGGTGCTGATAAATATCCTCGGCCCAAGCGTCACGGTGTTTTTGCAGGCTCGTGGTCGTTAATTGGACGCAAAAGGCTTCCTCGTCGCTCGTGCCGAGCCGAGCCGCGAAGCTGCGACGCTCCTCGATCTTCTTCCGGTCGGCGACGTTGTGGCCTGTGAAGCCCGGTAGCAGCGGCGTCAATTGGTGCTGGAAGATGCCTATCGCACGCTCGACATGCGCCTTCTCGGTCGGCTCGTAGGGTCTCGACCGCATGGCCTCGATATCGAGCGCGGCGAATAGCGCCCGCGTCGCATTGGCGACAAAATCGGAGCCGATCCGTTTTGACTGCGCGCGGCGCGCCCCAGGCAAGGATGCCCTTTCGGATCAGCATCGCCACCGCCTGCGCGCGCGGAGTCCGCGATACATAGATGATGATGCGCCGCGTCCAGATATCGATCAGCAGATAAATGCTGTAACGCCCATCGACGCACAGCACGTCGGCCGGCGAAGCGTCGATCTGCCAGAGCTGGTTGACGTGCCTTACCCAGGCAAAGGTGCCAAGGCCGGAGGCCTTGTACTTGCCGCGGAATAGGTCGGGATTGGTGAGCGCGACCAGCTCTACTTTGCGAGTCGCTTTCAGCGCCTTCAAATGGTGCTGAAAGGTGCGCAACGGTGGGATCGCGCGGACTTCGCCATTTTGATCGTGGATCGTTTCACCAAATTTCGCGATGACCAGATTGCGGATCGCCTCGGCGGACAGATGCGGCTGAAATACGATCACTCCGAGCATATGGGTCTGGACCTCGCCGCCATTGGCGACCTCCAGAAGACCTTTGCCCCTCCGCGCTGATGAGGAATCATATCCGAGGCGATTGCTCCGGTCGGCCCGCGCGAGTGATCGCCATCGCGCCAGCGTGCGCACCGATACGCGCGGCACTTGCGTCTTGATCCATGCGGCCAGGTCTATTTGCCCGGCATTGTAGAGCGCCGCGAAGGCGCGATCGGCGGCGGCGGCCGACAATCCCGATTGTCGTCCCATCGTGCGCGATGCATCGAGAATCAGGAGCCGGGCGTCGCGTGCCACCGACGCGCCGGCCGAGAGCTGCCACGCATCCGGGTGTGATACCGCCTCGGAGATAAGGTCCGCTCCGTCCTTATCGACGCGCAGCATGCGTATTTGATAATCGAGGCGGGCGTCTTCCGGCAGCAGCGTGATGTGATATTCGCGTCCGCCGCCGCGGTTAGCGCGGCGCCGGCACTGCCCTTCGTTAGAATTCCATCCCTTCTGGATTGCAATGTCATTGACCTGGCGCTTGCCGATCGGCAGGCCCTTGAGCGCAAGATCGGCGATCTCGGCGGCGCTCAACCAGCCTTTGGCTCCCCCCGACATGCTGCGTCAGCGCCCTCGCCATCTAAGGGGCAGCGCGCGCTTCCGCTCCGCGATATCCCGCTCGTGTTCCTCGATCAGATGCAGTTCGATGATCTCGCCATAGCGGCGCCGCACGGCGATGTGGCCGAAGAGGGACGGAACGAAGCCGATCAGATCGCGATATTCGGTGGCGTCGATCAACGCTGCGAAGACATCGAGCGGAATGCGGTGCGATTCCGAGCCTTCGGACGCCCATTTCTCCAGCATCTGTACGGAAAGACGCCGGCCTAGATAGCTCGACATGGCATTGACCACGTCGTGACGGCTCACCCGCTTTTCCTCGCGCGCCTGCTGCAGCGCGCGGGAGACGAGGCGAGCAATTTTATGATCGAGGGAAGCGCGGCCGCCGAGATGATGATCCGAGCCGCTCGCCACATCGGGCGGCTCCCAATTCAACAGATCGAGCGTCAGCGGATCGCGGGCCATTTTCTAACGACCGCTTCCGTCTGACCGGCGCGCGCCATAGTGAGGCGCCGTTAAATTCAGATTGGTGGGGCGAAAGATGGCGAAAACAATCAGTGACAATTGGCGCGACCGGCCGCGGCACAAGCGGCGGTTCCATTGAAATCAAGTTGACGACGATTGAAGGGAGGTCGCTGAACATAGCCCTCATGCCTTCCTTCGCGCGTAAAATAGCCGAATTACTTCAACGTCTTGCCGATTCGCCCGAACTGATCGGGGACAAAAAAATGCCGCGCGAGCATGCAGAATTGCTCCGGCATTCGGTGACGACGGCAGGCAAACCTCAGCCAGGAGGACTGGTGGCCGAAATCCCGCTCGAACGAGACTTCGCGGAGCGTTTGATAGGCCATTTGGAGCGCGGGATCGCCGCTTTGGATTGATCACTTCCGTTCCCTCGATTGACTTCCACCAACGAGCGTCCAGCCGCGCTGGCGTATCCAAGCGCAGATCGAATCCTCTTCAGCGTTGTAAAAACTAAATCGTTGTTCGTCGCTGAGACGTGCCCAGCCGGTCCGTATGGTCGTGTCCCTGGTGGTGGTGTAGGAGGCCGCTGACCGGCCCGCCGGAGCGACCGCCACGAGTCTGGCGCAGGCGGGCCGGTTAGCGGCCACCGCGG